TATGCCGATGTGGCTCAATTGGCAGAGCAGCTGATTTGTAATCAGCAGGTTATCGGTTCGAGTCCGATCATCGGCTTATCAGTTTAAAAATTTGGGCGGATTCCCGAGTGGCCAAAGGGGACAGACTGTAAATCTGCTGCTTTATGCTTCGGTGGTTCGAATCCACCTCCGCCCACTTTTCCTATTTAGGAATAATTTAATATCGCGGGGTGGAGCAGTCTGGAAGCTCGTCGGGCTCATAACCCGAAGGTCATAGGTTCAAATCCTGTCCCCGCTACTAATTACATAAGATACATGCCCAGATAGCTCAGTTGGTAGAGCAGAGGACTGAAAATCCTCGTGTCGCTGGTTCGATTCCGGCTCTGGGCATCTTTTTTATTCGGCGGAAACCACGTAGAATCAAGGGGTTTCCGCCGTTTTTTAATGGTTGAAAATTGCGTTACTGCGCATTTACTGCGCACTTTTCATGAAAAAAGTTTTATTTGATCAATCTTTCGGTTATCATTTTCGATAACCTTCTGGGTGACATGGATGTAGATTTTGCTTGTGATCTCACTTTTGCTGTGTCCGAGCCTTCGTGCGATTTCCTCCGGTGTCATGCCGTTTGCTGCCAAGAGGGAAGCATGTGTGTGTCGGAGCATATGAGGAGTGACACGTCTGCCGAGAAGCTTTTCAGATAAATCTCCAAGGTATTTTTCATAGCTTCGGTGTAATATATGATCTCCTGTCTTTGTATTCGGAATCAACAGCTTTGTTCGGATATTTCTTTCAATCATCATTTCATTTCGCCACAGCATACATTTTTTCAGTTCTGTGAGAAGATCCGGCTGGATGTGGATTGTACGCTTGGAGTGGTCTGTTTTTGGAGTTGTTACTATGTCATTGATGGAATCGTATGTTTTGGATATGCGTATAGTAAGGTTGCTCATGTCTATGTCAGACACTTCCAGCGCAGATATTTCTCCGAAGCGAAGACCAGTGAGTAAAAGTATAGATGTGATATAGTACCAGTTCCAACGATTATCTTCTTTGATTGCAGCGAGTAGGTCCTTTGCTTCGGTTGGTTCCAGATACTTTAATGTGATCTCTTGTTCTTCACACGAATCAACAAATGGCTTGAGCTTACTGATCAGCGCCAAGTTGTTGTGATAATCATTTGCATATCCCCAGTTCAGCATGGCTTTGAATCTTGTAATATAATTATTTACTGTACTGACCGGTTTCCCGGAATCAAGCAGTCTTGAGTTGACATACTGCGCTGTAAGGTTATTCACGATGGCATCTGGATTAAGCAGATCGAGAACCGAGGATGTAATGATCTTGTTCCTTCTTACGGTTGACTGCTTGAATGTGAGTGCCTGTGTTTTCAGGTACTCTTTTTGCAGTTGTGAAAGTGTTGTAGAGCAGTCAACACATTGAAGCTCTGCAATAGCTGCTTCAATCTTTGCAGTCAATTCTCTTTGTGCTTTGTTTCTGTTCTGCACCGAGTCTTTTGGCATTGAGACGGATGCTATTTCCAGCTTTCCGGTTAATGGGTTTTTGTACCGTGCCCGGTAAACGGCCGTACCATTTTTTTGAATATTACACCACATAGAAAGACCTCCTTTGAAAAATAGGCATAAAAAAATAAGCCTATGAAAATGTGAAGGCTTATGGTATAATACAAGTTGCGAATTTGTTATGCATAAGCCTTCGGTTTATGGGTGACACCCTCAGGTGTTTCCAGCACCTGGGGGATTTTTATTTATGTAATTATGATGCTTTCCAAGAGTTGCCGCAATTCTGACATATGCATACGGATTCGTTCTTGAATGTCGTTTTCTCACCGCCCTTTGATTTCTTCCATACAAGGTTAGACAATCCGAATGTACAAACAGCTGTAATACCTCTTGCGGCATTGTTCATATGACCACCAACGCCATTCCCTTTTTTCTTTGTTTTTCCCCCAGTCTGAATCATCTGGACGTTAACGTTTTGACTTCCACATTTTGGACAAATCATATTTTTTCCTCCTTAAAATTGTAAATATCATAAATGCCTTGGTGAGCAATTATGTGCATAATATTCTAAGTGGTCAACGCAAGCATCTCTATTCTCGAAGTCCAACCGGGTGATGTGGGACAGAGCATGCAAGTAAGCGTCTGTCTGCTGTTCCTGATTGAGTCTTGAATTGATAAAGATTGAGAAACTGCCATCTTCGTTCGAAGTGACGGTTTCTTTTGCGTTTGCTCCCTTAAAATCAATTAAGTATACAAATACTTCGTTCGTAATATCACCCCCTGCGACTAAGAGCATATCATATCGCAGGTACAATAATACGGACTTATTCGCCTTTTTCTTTCTTTTTTAATGCAAGTAGCATAGTATGTACTGTTTGGATGTCTTCCGGAGAAGCATCACGTGCAGCATCGAAGAGAAGTGAGAGCTCTTTGTTCTCGAAGATCTCCTGTGCCTTCTTTGCTGTTTCAGGGTCCAAATAGTATGAAGCTTCTCTTTTATCTTCAATTAAATCGGATTTGTTGATTCCGAAATAATCAGATAATAATTGAACCTTACCCATTCTTGGTATTGCGATGCCTTGACACCATGTATTAAATGTTTGTGGAGATACCCCAATGGCATCGGCAATTTCTTTTTGTGATTTTCCACATGAATATATATATTTATTCAAATTTCTAGAAAATACACTTTTTTGTTCTTCATCCGACATATGTAAATACCTCCTGTATTTAATAACTACATAATACAATACAATTTGATAAATAGCAACCAAAAATCAAAAAAAATTTTATTTTAGTATTGACATCAAATTAAATTTGATTTAGAATTGAGGTACAAAATGAAGAAAGGAGGCAAACGGATGGAAAAGAAGTTGAGAATCAGTCTTGCTGCCGCAAGGGTTAATGCCGGACTGTCTCAAGAAGATGTCGCGAAAGCCTTGAATGTCGGAAAACAAACGATTGTAAGCTGGGAGAAGGGAACATCTGAACCAAAGATTTCGCAGGCATTAAAATTATCGGAACTGTATCATATGCCGATTGATTATATTTTTTTTGCCTAAAGAATCAAATTAAATTTGATAGAAAGGAGAAGCATGAGCGAGTTAGTATGTGTAATTCTGATTGTGGTTGCTATTAGTCAGTTTGTAAGAGCAGCCGTATATAAGAAATCAACAAAAGCCCTTACGCTGTATCTGAAAGATATTGATGCTGTTCCCGATGAGCAGACAATACAGAGATACAGCGAAAAGGCATTGCAGTCATCAAATACCAAGCGTTGATTTAATTAGTGCAGTTATAACGCCGGATGATATTTGCGTAAGTGCAGATATAGATGTTGCTCCAATCTTAGATGCTACCGATTTGGTTTTTTTCCATAATTCCGGTTCACGAATGGAATTAAGGAATTCATGACCTGCAAAGGTAATGTCGTAGATGCTGGTAACAAGTGGAACGCTACCGTCTACGTGAATCACGTTAGCATCGATATATCCGATTTCGTGAAGCTTTGAAACACAATACTGAATATCTTCGTTTTCATAATCTGGTAGATCAGAAGATAGTTGCTTCATTGTGCATTCGTAGCTGTAAGGGTACGATTCAAGCTTCAATAAAACAGAGCGGATACAATTATGATTCAGTTCCATTATCAAAATCCCCCTTTCATATATATTGGTGTGGCGCACCTATATGAAGTATAAGGCGGAATGAGGATGAAAACAAGTTAGAAGAGATAGAAAGGAGAACAATGGGAATCATAAAAAATTTCATCGAAAGCGAGAAAAAACTTCGGCCAATCGCCAAGAAAATGCGGCGAGAGATGTTTCTGGATGCGAACAAAGGTTTTCAAGAGTTCCATCATGTGACAGATGAAGAGATTCTTTTCTATGAGTACCTGTATAAAAGGGAACGCAAATATAGAACAGTAATTCTTATTTTAAGCCTAGTTTGCTTAGGATTATTACTGTCAATATGGACGTAACGATTGAAACAACTATAGGTGTGATAACGGAAGTAAGCACTCGTGAGAAAAATTTTTCCCTGCGATATGTTAGGTAGCGAAGATAATTGCTTGTGACAGAGTACGTTCCATCTGGTATGGATGAACCAATAATGTCTGTTTTTCCAGAACTGTTTTGGCGGATAAATTTTATATCAGAAAGGTAATATTCGGAATCACCAAAATATTCAGCTTTGGATTTCTTTCTCATGCGGGTAACAAAAAGCTTATATTTTTCCTTCATACTTAAAGTTATTTTTTCAAAATCGTAAACCATGTGACACACCATCCTTTTTTGGGAATAGTGTATCACAAATTTAATTTGATAGAAAGGAGAAGCATGAGCAAGTTAGTATGTGTAATTCTGATTGTGGTTGCTATCAGTCAGTTTGTAAGAGCAGCCGCATATAAGAAATCAACAAAAGCCCTTTCGCTGTATCTGAAAGATATTGATGCTGTTCCCGATGAACAGACAATACAGAGATACAGCGAAAAGGCATTGCATTCATCAAATACCAAACTTTGATGGAAAGGAGAAGCATGGAAGGAAAATCAAAATATGAGGTAATTGCCGAGAAGCTGAAAGATGTAAAAACATTTGCGGAAGCGAAGGAAATCCTTACAGATGAAGAGATGGTTTATTACTTCATGGATGCGACAGACAATTTGCAGGAAACCCAAGAAGGCGAAGAGCTTGTTATCAGAGATATTTTGAAAGCTCTGGGAGCAAAAAAATATTCTGTGAAACATGCTCTATACCTGCTTGATGTGGCAAAAGATGTTTTATCTGTGATTGCCAGATTTGATTTTTAGAGCATCCATTCTCCAGCATGCTGTTTCTTGATTGTGTTGAAAGCTTCCTTATTCTTCACGTAATCATCAAGGAACTGTTCAGGAGTGGTTGCAGAAGATGTTTTGACCGTGTAAGCCAGTGCAATGTCTTCCAATTTGGTTAAAGCATCTTTGACAATATCATTTGACATGATTTCACCTTCTTTCATATGTACTGGGCTCTGGCGGGAGCCTGTAAAGGGAGTATAGAAGCAGTGAAAAGAATAGTCAAGCGGATAACGTATAACGGACAAAAGATGAAATTGCAGAAAAAATAAAAAAATTATTTGATTTATCGTTTTTTTTTGGCAAACTATCGTTTTACTAAATATACAAGGAGGTTTTAGCAGATGGAGATCACATCAATTAAGTACATCAGTGCATCACCGTATATGTCGAAAGCACAGATCCAGAAGCTGATGAATGTATCCGCCCGGACGGTCACCAGTCGAATCGCAGAGATTGATCAGTATGTTCAGAATGGCAGATACGGCGCACATACAATACTGGATGGTTGCGGTGTGACATATGTGAATTATCTCGCTTTTATCGATTTCTTGAAATATAGGAAGGACTTAAAAGCTGGACGTAGAGTGCCGCCGTACAATCCGAAGCGTATAGCGGAACAGATCGCATGGGGCACACTTGCCACGGAAAATCAGTAATGACAAGCAGAGAGGAAGAAAGAGGATGAGCAATAACATGATTATATGGTCCTATCGGCTGGCAACGTTCGCCATGGTCGAAGGTGCGGTGCTGTTATGGATTGGTATGGTCTATGGATTTTGGATGATGATTGCAGCGGTGGTCTATAAGGAGCTGATCGAATATGCCAACGATGATGATATGGACCATGCAATCAAGATCTACAAAAAAAGCACCCTTGGGACGGCCATCCCGCAGGTGCAAATAACAAATAACTCAGTAAAGAGTATAGCACGGAAGGGAGCGTGAATCAATGGTTACGATGCAGGTGCTTCCAAATCGTGAAGATTGGTTGAAGCACAGAACGAAGATTGGCGGATCAGATGCATCTGCAATACTCGGCAAGAATCCATACAAGACGAATGTGGAACTCTGGAAGGACAAGGCATTTCATCTGATGCCGGAGGATATCTCGGACAAGCCGTATGTGAAGTATGGCATACAGGCAGAACCACATCTAAGAGCTTTGTTTAGTTTGGATTTTCCGGAAAAAAAAGTTTTCTACGAAGAAAACAATATGTGGACAAATGACAAATATCCATTTGCACATGCAAGTCTTGATGGATGGTTTGAAGATCCAGATGGGAAAAAAGGAATTTTAGAGATAAAGACAACTAATATTCTTAATTCCTCACAGAGAAGAAACTGGAAAGATCATTACATACCTGAAAATTATTATGTTCAAGTGCTGCATTACCTGATGGTTACGGAATTTGATTATGTCGTTATCGCAGCACAATTAAAATCCGTATTTGATGGTTATGTTACAAAGCAAACAATCTATGAAACGGTATACAGAAATGAGAAAGAAGAAGAGATTGCTTACCTGGCGGACGAAGAGCGGAAGTTCTGGACATGCGTGGAAGATATGAAAGCCCCACATGTGAAACTGCCGGAGATATAGGAGGATGTCTCATGTATGGATATATCTGTCCGACCTGTGGTGCACATCTGGATCCACAGGAGCGATGTGAGGAATGCACAGAGCAGAAGTTGAAGGATCAGCGGGAGAGCGAACGTATCAAGTCCCTGCTCTCGGTAGGTAAGGATGCTCAATATGAGCTGGTATTAAGTTAGGAGGATATGAATGGAGTTAAGAGTAGAACCGGTAACATTTCCGGAGGTAATTCAGTTTAACTATGAAGAATTGAAAGCAGAGATCACAAGCAAGGTAGAGATGTATAAGAATCTGGTATATACAGGCAGTGATCAGATTAAGGATGCGAAAGCAGACAGAGCGGCATTGAATAAGCTTATTAAGGCTATGTCAGATGAGAGAATCCGTATCAAAAAGGATTGTTTGAAGCCATACGATGAATTCGAACGGAAAATTCGTGAACTCACGGATATTGTGAATGAGCCGGTACAGTTGATTGATAAGCAGATTAAAGAATATGAGCAGACGTTGAAGGAAGAGAAGCGGAAGGAGATTGAAGCACTCTTTGAGACAATTGGATTTCAGGCATTTGTAAAGCTGGAGATGATCTGGGATGAGAAGTGGTTGAATGCATCCGTATCGATGAAGTCTATCGAAGATGCGATGCGTGCCAGATTAAACGAGATTAGCACAGCGGTATTCACACTCAACAAGCTCCCGGAGTTTGGCTTTGAAGCGTTGGAACTGTACAAAGAGACGCTGGATCTGCCAAAGGCAATCGAGAAGGCGCAGCATATGTCCGAAATCGCCAAGAAGAAAGCGCAGTACGAAGCAGAGGAAAAGGCGAGAAGAGAAGCCGAGGAAGCACGTGCGAAGCAGATTGCACAGGAGCAGGCATCGCAGCAGTTGGAACAGCCGGCGGAACAGATGGTTATGGATCTTGTTCCACAGGAAGCTCCGGCACAGCAGGAACTGGAGCCGTCAAAAGAGTGGATTCGGTTTGCAGCACTTCTTACAACCGAAGATGCACTTGCCCTGAAAGAATTCTTCCAGAGCAGAAATATAGAGTTTAGAGCAATTTAGGAGGATATGAAGATGGTAAAAGCAGAAAATGGGACAGCAATAATTAGTGGAAATGAAGGTATATGTGCGGTTGAAATTGCATCAATCCTTGGTAGTTTTAAGCATAACCTTCGTGTAAGTTATGACAAGAAGGATGCAGATGAAAAATACAAAAAGATTCTTACATTAGCGGATGCCACTTGTGATGAACTTATGAAGAAAGATAAGAGAGAGATGGAATCAGACAAGAAGGGCGGATTTGAACAGATCTTAGACCAGTTAACCAGAATGCTTTCGGATATTGCTGTAGATGCGTTTGTAAAGAAGGGAGACAGATAAGATGGTACAGAATAGTTTGGTTAAGAGTAAGCAGAATCAGAATCAGATTCAGGACACAACAATGACCGGGTTCCTGAATCGTATGGATATCAAAGCGAATATTGAGCAGGCGCTTGGAAAAGGAAATGTGCAGCGGTTTATCTCCGGCGTGGTATCGGCGGTCAGCGTGAATCCGGCGCTTGCGGAATGTACGAAGCCATCAATCCTGTCGGGTGCGCTTCTTGGAGAGAGCCTGAAGCTTTCACCATCGCCACAGCTTGGACATTATTACCTTGTACCGTATAGCGACAACAAAGCCGGTACGAAGGTGGCACAGTTCCAGATGGGATACAAAGGGTATATCCAGCTTGCAATCCGTTCCGGTCAGTACAAGAAGCTTACTGTGCTGGCTATCAAGGAAGGCGAGTTTATCAGCTTTGATCCGATGAATGAGGAAATAAATATTCAGCTTATGATCAATGACTGGGATGCACGAGAGAAAGCGGAGACGGTTGGATATTACGCTATGTTTGAACTTGTCAATGGATTCCGAAAGTCGATGTACTGGAGCAAAAATCAGATGCTTGCACATGCGGACAAATACTCACAGGCTTTTTCAAAAGATGGAACCGCAATTAACACGAGATACGGTGTAAAGCATAAGGTGTCTTATGCAGATTATGTTGCCGGTAATTATGATCAGCGTGATTCGTGGATGTATTCAAGCTTCTGGTATAAGAACTTCGATGCAATGGCATACAAGACGATGCTCCGTCAGTTGATCAGCAAGTGGGGGATCATGTCTATCGAGATGCAGTCGGCATTTGAATCCGACATGGCATACATCAAAGAGGATGGTTCCAAGGTATATGTAGAAGATGAGCCAGTTGCAGATGTAGATGCTACAGAAACTTCACAGCAGGCGGAAACACTTGAGGAACAGGCGAAAGACTCTCAGCAGGAAGAACGGGCACAGGTGGATGAAGCGGAAATGCCGACGCCGGAGCAGGTGAACAACAGTGCCGCTGCCGCATTGTTTGGATAAGGTTATTGTACAAAGATATATCACAGTATTCTTTGTTTTATTGTAAGTCATTCTCTACCGCTACAAAAGCGGTAGAGGGAAAGGAGTTACATGAGCAAATACAGAAGCAGGAAAGTGGTAGTTGACGGTATTACATTTGATTCCAAGAAGGAAGCGTGGCGGTACCGGGAGCTTCATTTGCTTGAACAGACTGGCGAGATTAGCAATCTGCAGATGCAGGTCAAATATGAACTGATTCCATCGCAATATGAACTGCGACCGGTCACATTGAAGAATGGATTTGTGAAGATGAAGAAGTTTTGCGTGGAACATGCATGTAGTTATATCGCTGATTTCGTTTATATAGATACCAACGGAGATACGGTCGTAGAGGATACAAAAGGATTCCGGACTAAGGATTACATTATCAAGCGGAAACTGATGCTCTACAGACACGGTATCCGGATCAGGGAGGTGTGACAAGATGGGAGCAAATATCAGAGATACACATAAGGTTGTAAAAGCGATGCTTGAGAAACATCCAGAGACTCGGAGCAGTGACGGATGCTTATGTTACATGGTGTACAAGGAGATTGGCAAGAAGAATGGTGTGGACGTAGATAAGATTCCAATTCAGCGGTTCTTCCTGCACATGAGAGAGCTTGGATTCCCGGCAACAGAGACTATCAGAAGAGCACGGCAGAAGATTCAGGCAGAGAACAAGGAACTTGCTGGAAGTGAGTTCGTAGAATGTAATCGAACAATGCTTGAAGATGTTTATATTGATTATGCAACCTGCATTATTAAATAGCTGGATTGAAAGGAAGGAGCAGATGGCAAGACCGCAAAAAAAAGGATTGCTGTACTTCCCATTTGACACGGATTTCTTCGCAGACCTAAAGATCCGGGCACTCAGTGCAAGATACGGATCGGATGGATTGATATTCTACATATGGTTGCTTGCGGAGATATATAGAGAAAACGGTTATTACATCGTATGGAATGAGGACAGCGAGGATGCAGCGATAGCATCCCTTGGGCTGTCCGAGGGTTCAATGAAGCAGATAATGACATTCTTGGCTAGTCGGTCACTAATCGTTGAGATCACACTTGCTAGTTCGGACACTATCATTACCTCCCCGAATATACAGAAACGCTATCAGGAGGCGGCAAAGAGCCTTAGACGTGAAATCATAGTTGATTGTGAGATATGGCTTTTGAATGAAGAGGAGACCGCTTCTTTTATTAAAGTCGCCCAAAATTCGGATAAATACAGTAAAAACCATAATAAATCCGTTAAAAATGAGAGTAAATCCCGTAAAAACCCCACAAATAAAATAAAAGTAAATGAAATGAAAGTAAATGAAAGAGAGGGCGCACCCGCAAAGCATTCATATGGACCATTCGGAAATGTGATGCTGTTGGATGATGAATTCACCAAGCTCGCAGATAAGTACGGAGCTGATATTCGTAACGATGCAATCGAATTTCTTGATATGTACATTGAAGAGAAAGGTTACAAAACAAAGTCTCATTATCTCGCAATTATTCGATGGGTAGTAAATGCAGTGAATGAGCGCAGGCAGAAACAGAGACGAGGATATCAGAGCAATATGCCTAAGAGTATACAACCGACACAGGAGCGTGTATCTGCGCTTGATGAGATGGAAGCTCTCTTTCAACAGGAGGTGAATGGATTTGACAAAGGCAGAAAGAATTGAACTGCGAAATCAGAAGATCATGGAGAATATCAAACTCGTGTATTTTCATTTGAATAAATATCATGGATTCCCAAATTACGATGACATCATACAGGAAGGTGTACTTGCACTGGTGGAAGCCATTGACAGAAGCAAGGATCTGGAACATCTGAATCGAAATTATATTGGAATATATATCAACAGATATGTGGAAAGATACATTCAATTTGGAGATGTGACAGTACGTACACCATTTCACTGGAAAGATGTCGAGAAACCACAGTATGTATCACTCGACAAGATTGTAAATGATGATGGTGACAGTTATGGGGATTCGTTTCTGGAAGACAGACACGATTGTATCGGAGAACTTATTACGATGATGGATTTTGAACATATGGTAGATCAGTTGTCTCCGAGAACACAGAAGCCGATGCGGTGCATGCTGCAAGGATATGGCATGACCGATACAGCGAAAATGTGCGGTATATCGTTTGAACGAGTGAGACAGATCAAGAAGCTGTGCAATAGAGAACTGGTTGCAAGTGAGGTGTGACATGACATACAGAGAATTTTTAGAAAGCAAAATTGACCTTGCAACAGACAGCGGATTTGTGGTTGATCGTTCGAAAATCAATCCGGCGTTGAAACCGCACCAGGCAGATGCTGTTGCATGGGCACTTAAGGGCGGACGCCGGGCATTGTTTGAAGCGTTCGGACTTGGAAAAACGATACAGGAGATAGAGTTTTGCTATCTGGCAGCAGAACATACCGGCGGCAGAGCTTTGATTGTATTGCCGCTTGGAGTGAAGCAGGAGTTTACCAGAGATGCGGTGGAACTGCTCGGATATGAGAAGCCGGAGTATTGCCGGACGATGGATGAGGTCAAGGCGTGCGACAGTCAGATTGTACTGACGAACTATGAGCGAGTGAGAGATGGTGATGTAGATCCAGCGTACTTTGCTGCAACATCACTGGATGAAGCAAGCGTTCTCCGCTCATTTGGAAGTAAGACTTATCAGACATTTTTGGATAAATTCAAGAACGTTCCGTATAAGCTTGTAGCCACGGCTACACCATCGCCGAATAAGTACAAGGAGCTTATACACTATGCCGGATATCTTGAAGTCATGGACACAGGACAGGCGCTGACAAGATTTTTCCAGCGTGATAGTACAAAGGCAAACAACCTGACGCTGTATCCGAACATGGAAGATGAGTTTTGGTTGTGGGTGTCAAGCTGGGCGCTGTTCGTTACAAAGCCGTCAGATCTCAATCCGGAATATTCAGATGCAGGCTATGATCTGCCGCCGTTGGATGTGAGATGGCATGAGATACCGATTCACTACGGAGATACGGCGGATAAGGATGGACAGATGCAGTTATTCCAAGAAGCAGCGGAAGGTTTGAAGGAAGCGGCAGCAGTCAAGCGTGATAGCATAGATATACGAGTACAGAAGATGAAAGAGATTGTAGATGCTTCGCCGGATGATCATTTCCTGCTGTGGCATGATTTGGAGAGCGAACGGCATGCAATCAAAAAAGCGTTGCCAGAGACAGTTGATATCTATGGAGCTATGGACTATGAGACGAGAGAACAGCGTGTAATTGATTTCTCAAACGGAAAGACACGGCTGTTTGCAACAAAGAAATCGCTGTCCGGCTCCGGGTGTAATTTCCAGCGGTATTGCCACCGTGAGATATTCCTTGGCATAGATTATGAGTTCAATGATTTCATTCAGGCAATACATCGGTGCTACAGATTCCTGCAGAGTAAGCCGGTAGTAATCGACATCATCTACATGGAGAACGAGCGGCAGATAAAGGAAGCGTTGATTGAAAAGTGGAAGAATCACAATTACATGGTCAAGCGGATGGTTGAGATCGTGAAGAAATATGGACTGAATTCAGCGAATAAAGCTGAACGATTAGAAAGGAAGATGGGAGTGGAAGGAACAAGAGAAGAACGAACCGTGCGAGGAAATCACTATGAAGCGGTATACGGCGATTGTGTGGAAGAAACACGTGTCATGGCAAGTAACAGCGTTGATCTGATACATACGTCGATACCATTCGGCAATCACTACGAGTACAGCGCAAATTATAACGACTTTGGACACAACCAGGATACAGAGCGGTTCTTTGTACAGATGGACTACTTGACGCCGGAGCTTCTGCGAGTGTTAAAGCCGGGTAGAGTGGCAGCAGTGCATGTTAAAGACAGAGTGCTTTTTGGAAATGCGACTGGTACCGGGATGCCGACGATCGAGCCGTTTCATGCGGATTGTATCGAACATTACATGAAGCATGGTTTTATGTATTTCGGCATGATCACCGTTGTGACGGATGTTGTGCGGGAGAACAACCAGACATACCGACTTGGTTGGTCTGAGCAGTGCAAGGACGGCACCAAGATGGGTGTAGGATGCCCGGAATATATCCTATTGTTCCGAAAGCTCCCAACGGATCATAGCAAAGCATATGCAGATGATCCAGTATCAAAGAGCAAGGAAGAGTACACAAGAGCACAATGGCAGATAGACGCACATGGATATTGGAGATCATCTGGTGATCGTCTGATCAGTAAGGATGAGTTGAAAGAGATATCGGTGGATAATCTGCAGAAAGCATACAGGAAATACAGCAGAGAGAGCGTGTACAACTATGAAGAGCATGTGAAGCTTGCAAAAGAGCTTGATAAGGACGGCAGACTGCCGGCCACTTTCATGGTGGTTGCTCCGGGATCATGGAACCAGATTGAGGTGTGGGATGATATCAACCGGATGCGGACGCTTAACACGACACAGAGCCGCAGAAGAGCGCAGATGCATGTATGTCCGCTTCAACTTGATATTGTGGAGCGGATCATCAACAGATACAGCAATCCGGGAGATGTCGTATATGATCCGTTCGGCGGACTTATGACGGTACCAATGACGGCGGTTAAGATGGGAAGATATGGTAAAGGCTGTGAGTTGAATCCTGATTATTTCCGAGATGGAGTTGGATATCTGCAGGCAGCAGAAAACGAGATGGACGAGCTGACGCTGTTCGATTTTATGTAAAAAGATTATGTGGCGGGTTCGAGGGGAATCGAACCCCTCGGTGTCCAAAGATTTACTTACCATCTGTTCCTGCAACATTGGATTCCAGCGCAAACCCACACACACCTGCGCCCGCCGTTAGCTTTTTAAAAAAATCATATATTGCCATAATAGTCCCTCCAGTAAGTGTAATGCTTAATTTAAGATTAGTTGTAATTGTATGTTCATATATGGCGGAACAGCATGAGATAAATAATGTAAGTAAATATGTTATTGGCAAATTATATCAATATTATATTGCCATTAAATTAGAAAATCAAGGAAAGGAGACATAAAATACATGTTACAAGAACAATTTGACTTCTTGGAAGATATTGAGATAGACAAGCCGGATGTGGAATTCCAGAAGTGGAAAGAACAGAAACGTGAAGCAAAAAGCCGGATGATTGCCATGCAATATCAGCCATATGATGTAAAAAAGAAGAGGTCAGAACTCCGTGCAATAGAATTTCTTCAGGAGATGGATAAACGTGGAAAAACAGCGCATGTCAGTGTCGGTGGACTTGATAGCATTACATTGCATGTGTTCTTGAAATCTATCGGAATTGATGTACCGGCAATATCAGTATCAAGTCTGGAAGATGCAAGTATTCAGAAAGTGCACAAAGCGCTTGGTGTGACAAGTCTGCATTCATATAAGACAAAGACACAGGTATTGAATGAGGTTGGATTTCCGGTAATCAGTAAGCGTATAGCAGGTAAGATCGCATTGTTACAGAATCCGACGGAAAAGAATAAAACGGTCAGACATGCAATTATAACAGGTGAATGTGGAGAACTCGGACATTTTCAGAAGAATAGCAGGATGAAACTGCCGCAGAAGTGGTTGAAATTGTTCGGAGGGTATGAAAACGAAAATGAAGGAGTGAACTATCAGAAACCGGATTTCAAGGTATCAAATGATTGTTGCTACTGGCTCAAAGAAAAACCATGTGACGACTGGGCGAGGGAACATCAGAGCTATCCGTATCTTGGAATGATGGCATCGGAAGGTGGGCAGAGAGAAGAAGCGCTTACCGATCACGGATGCAACTACTATGGAAAAACTACAATGCGATCGGCTCCGTTTGCTCCGTATATGCGAAATGACATATTAAAGCTGGCGTTGGAAATGGATGATTGGTATCACAAAAACATGGATGTGTTTGAGAAGTTGTACTATGAACAGTCGTACAGCAGAGACAAGAATGGAAATGTAATACCATATGAACCGGTAGAGCATATCATACCAGATATTTACGGAGAGATTGTTCGGGACCCGAACGGAAACCTTCAGACTACCGGAGCGCAGAGAACCGGATGCAGTATGTGCGGGTTTGGAATCCACATGGAGAAAAGGCCACATAGATTTGATAAATTGCGAGAACGTAACCAGAAAGAATGGGAGTATTACATGTACCGGTGTTGTACAGATCCAGAGACTGGAGAGAAATATGGCTGGGGAAGAGTTCTCGATTACATAGGAGTTCCGTGGGAAGATTATCCGGCAATTCAGATGGAGTTGCCATTAGATCAGATGATGTAGCGTCGAAATTTGAACTTTGAAAATTGAATAATGATGGTTGGAGTGGTATAATATCCTTACCAATACGAAGGAGGATATGTATTATGGGTTTAATTGATAACACAAAACAGTTTTGTTTAACATGCAAAAATAAGGGTGTAGTAGACACTATAAGTGCAGAGGACATGGATAAATTTGATGAAGAATATGATAGACTAGATAAAATGGGATGTCTTTCCGCAGATCAAGTTTATGACAAAGCCTCACAAGGATGCAAAAAAGATTATTTCTACTGTCCGTATTGTGAAAATGGACAAAAATATAAAGATAAATATCCTAAGTACAGAGCATAAAAGTGTATGTATTTGATACCAACCATCATTATTCGATGGTTGGTATTTTTTTGCGCAAAAATGGAGGATATGAGCATGTACATAGAAGAAATAACAGAGCAGACGGTTATTCCGAATCTGATGGATGATGAGAACGTCTGTATGATTAAGAGAAATTATTCCGGCAAGCTGGAGATCAGTGAGCTTGCCACGTTCCAGATCTCGAAGATTAAGAAGTATATGGAACGCAAGGATGTTGCATTTGTTATCGTAAAGGATGATGAAAAGGGAGCGTGATTTTGTTGAGAAAAATGAAAGTAAAGAACTATCTGCAACAGGTACAGAAGATTGATGCTGTGATCACAAACAAGATGATCGAGCGGGAGCAGTGGCTTACATTGGCAAGCTCATTGTCCGGACAGACGGATGGAGAGCGTGTGAAGTCGTCCGGATCCAACCAGAAGATGGAAGATTCGGTCGTAATGGCTATTGACGCTGCAAGAGATATTGATAAGTATGTGGCAAGGCTTAGAGATGTTAAGAGCGAGATCAGCGAAGTAATTCAGCAGATTCCGGTCAAGGAGTACAATGTGTTGCACAAGCTCTACATTCAAGGCAAAGACCTTGACGATGTGGCAGCGGACAACAAGAAATCGTATTCGTGGGCGTCAACCATGCATGGAAGGGCACTTGCTCACGTTCAGGGCGTGCTTGATACATTAGAAGCTCTTCCGGAGAACAGCGGGAAGTATCGTTTTCGGAAGGGGTTGAAGCTGTGAGTGAATATCCATGTAAAGGATGTACGGACAGAAAGGTAGGTTGCCATGGCGAGTGTGAAGGCTACAAAGCATTCGCCACGGAGCAACGGAAGAAGAATGAATGTATCAGAAAGCAGAAGGATGCTCTGAGCAATTACCTGGATATGAAGCAGGAAGTTGTGGAGCGGGCGAAAAGGAGGAGATGATGCATAGTGATGAACAAGAGAAAATCGATTCCAAAGAAGATACGGCTTTTAGTATATGAAAAATGTAACCATAGATGCGGTTATTGCGGTTGCGAGATCGAATATAAGGATATGCAGGTAGATCACGCAAAGCCGCTTAGAATTGGAGGGGAAGATGATATATCAAATTACATGCCAGCTTGTAGGAGCTGCAACCACTATAAAGCCACTTTAGATGTCGAGGGATTTCGAAAGTATCTTTCAGAAATACATAAAAGGCTTATGCGTGACAGCATACCTTGTCAAGTGGCGGAGCGGTTTGGAATCGTTAAGTATGTGTCTGACGATGTAAAATTCTATTTCGAAGAATTGAGAGGTAATCAAAATGAAATGTAACGAGTGCAGCAATGCAAATATCTGCTTAGACCATATCGAAATCCTTAGCTTGGATGGGTGCACGAGTGGAATACCAGACTGCAAAGTAATCACCAATGCCGACAGGATAAGGAATATGTCGGATGAAGAACTGCTTGATTTTATATGTTCAATAGAAACCTATGACGAGGGTAGCGTTAAGACTATCGAAAATGGGGTTTCAATGCACACAGTGACGGAAGTTAGGGTTTGGCTTCAATCAGAAGCGGAATAGGAGAGAACATGGAAGATAGATATTTATTCAAAGCAAAAAGAATTGACAACGGAGAATGGGTGCTAGGTGCGTTATTTGACGGAGAAAGCCATTGCATTATAGGGCAAGAAATAAAGTTTAGCCCATATATAGAACATGAATGCAAAATCGTCGGATATGAAGTGGATAGAAACACAATCTGTCAATGCACAGGATTAAGAGACAAGAATGGCAAGCTGATTTGGGAAAATGATATTGTAAGTTGCACGGCTGAAGAATGCTATGGATACATTGGTTGGAATGAAAGCGAAGCAAGTTTTTACTTTAATGTATTGCTTGAAAATGGAAGATTTGAAGAAGAGCATATTTACGATTATCAAGATGATATAGAGATTATTAGCAATAAATTTGATAATCCAGAGTTATTAGAAAGCGAGGGATAATATGACAGAGAGTGAAGCGGTTAAGGAATTTCAACAAAACATTGACTTACCATTTGGAAGTAACGTATCAAAAGAAGCGGCAAAGATGGCAATACAGGCACTTGAAGAAGTACAGAAGTACAGAGAAATCGGAAGCATAGAAGAGTGCCGTGCGTCGAGAGAAAAGCAAATTCCTAAGAAACCGCTATATATTGCAAATTTAGGTTGTACAGCATTATGGTTATGCCCAGTATGCGAAAGAAGAATAATCAGAAGTGATTTAGTTTACTGCCATCAGTGCGGACAGAAATTAGATTGGAGTGATGAACATGAGATTGATTGATGCGGATGTATTAGTTAAGGATTTATTGGAACAGATACCTTTAGCAGAAAATGTGCCAATATTTAAAGATATTATTGAAAGCCAGCCTACCGCCTATGACATTGACAAAGTAGTAGGGCAACTAAAGAAAGTCTCATACGAACGATTCGGGAATACCGGCATGGGCGGAGAGCTTGTAGTTAATTTGGATGATGCAATTGAGATTGTAAAGGCAGGTGGTAAAATCTATGGGAAAGTTGATTGATCCGGAAAGATTAAAGAGCAGATTGGAAAGTTATGCTGAAACATACAAGAGTGCTGGCATGGATGTACCGTATGATATGGCGGTTGTGACGGATATCATTGATCGCAGCATTAACAGTTACAATGTGGATTATGTAGCAGAGAATGTAACGGATATGCTGGAGGGGACGAAAATCTACTGAAAGACGTGGTGGCATGCATCAAAAGAGGATATAGTTTGATTGCATACACCTAAAATCAGTATAAAGATTGTGAAAAAGTTGTAAGTTTTTTGACTTATTTGTATAACATGAGACGAGAAATCTGTGTTATATTTAATGTATCATAAATGGAAGTTGAAGGCATCGTGCATTTTGCATGGTGCCTTTTGCTTTATGCCTGCCGTACTCTTTAGCTGATCATATCCTCCGGTGCGGTAGGCTTTTTGTTTGGATGGATATTGTAAAGGATGGTGATTGTGATGGCTAAGCTTACAGCCAAACAGCAGAGATTCTGTGATGAATACCTGATTGATCTGAATGCCACACAAGCAGCTATCAGAGCAGGGTATTCGAAGAAAACAGCAAATGAGCAAGGAGCACGCTTGTTAGTAAATGTTAGTATTCAAAAGAAAATATCTGAGCTGCAAAAAGAGCGTGAAAAACGCACAGAGATTACTCAGGACAGCGTATTACATGAGCTTGCGCTTATCGCATTTGCAAAGGCATCTGACTATGCAAAGGTTGTTGAAAAAGATGCCATGGTAGAGGTTGAAGGGAATATGATCCCGGTACTTGACGAGGACGGCAATCCAGTGAAATACAGGACAGTAGAGCCTATTCTGACGGACGAGCTGACAGAAGAGCAGAAGAAAGCTATTGCAGTAATAAAAAAAGGTCGAGATGGCTTTGAAATAAAGCCGTATAGCAAGATACAGGCGTTGGAGCTCCTGGGCAGGCATTTGGGTATGTTTACAGAGAAAGTAGAAGTGAAGAATACAACACCAAATGCATTTGAGGGGCTAACAACCGAAGAATTGAAGAAACTTATTGATGATTAACAAGCATGATCCTTTATTACAGCAACAGCTAAAGATAGAACTATCAAGAAGAGAATTCTGGTCGTACTGCAAACTGACCTCGCCTGACTTCTACAGTAACGACAGACTATTTTTGCATGATCTTGCAGATAAGCTACAGTGGTTTATCGAAGAGTCAGAACAACAGATAATGGTGGTTAATATGCCGCCACGACACGGAAAGTCACGAACAGCAACCAAGTTTGTACAATGGCTGTTCGGTAAATATGGTATAGATAAAAAGGTTATGACCGGCTCATATAACGAAACTCTGTCAGGAACATTTGCAAAGGCTGTCAGGGATGTTATAGCAGAAAAACCTACAGATGGCGTTTTGACGTATGGAGATATATTCCCTGGTACAAAGATAAAATATGGAGAAGCCGCTGCACAGAAATGGAGCCTTGAAGGTAGTCAACAGGCTAATTACCTTGCGACATCTCCAACAGGTACTGCGACTGGTTTCGGTTGTAATATCATGATTATTGATGACCTTATAAAAAACAGTGATGAAGCTTACAATGAATCAGTATTGCAGAAGCAGATTGACTGGTTCAATAATACCATGCTATCCCGAACGGAAAACAATTTCAAGATCATCATAATTATGACGAGATGGTCAACAAAGGATCTTGCTGGGTATATTCTTGCAAACTATGATGATGTAGTACATATCAATTACAAGGCGGTTCAGGAAGACGGAACGATGCTTTGTGAAGATATACTGTCATATAAAGACTATAAGTTGAAAACAAAAAACATGAACAAGGATATAGTCCTTGCGAATTATCAGCAAGAGCCAATAGATGTTAAAGGTAGATTGTATAGCCATATCAAGACATATACAGATATTCCAAGAGATAGTAATGGCAATAACCTGTTCAGATATATATTGAATTATACAGATACAGCGGATACAGGTAGCGATTATCTGTGTTCTATTTGTTATGGAATGTATGAAAACACATATTACATACTTGATGTTTTATATACAAAGGATCCTATGGAGATTACCGAACCAGCGACAGCTCAGATGCTGACAAATAATAACGTTGGTAATGCACTGATAGAGAGTAATAATGGCGGTCGAGGGTTCAGCAGAAATGTAATAAGAGAATTGAAAGCTCTGGGAAATACTCACACTAAGATACAGTGGTTCTTTCAGTCAAAAAATAAAACATCAAGGATACTGTCAAACAGCACAGGAGTAATGCAGAATGTTGTATTTCCTGTAAATTGGGAAGATAGATGGCCGAAGTTTGCGGAAGCAATAAGGAAATATCAGAAAGAAGGCAAGAATGCTCACGATGATGCTCCAGATGCTCTGACAGGTGTATATGAGAATGATAAGCCTAAGGGAACATGGTTGGTATAGTGAAGTAATCGTTTATAGATTATTTAGAAGGGACAAAGAATGTGCTTACAGTAGATGAGATTAAAAAGTTCATAGACGACGATAAAACGAGTGAGAAGAAGCGGTTTGCAAAGGTCGGCGAGCGGTATTATGACGGCGACAATGACATCAAGCAGTACCGCTTATTTTATTACAATGCAGATGGCAATCTGGTTGAAGATAAGACTCGAAGCAATGTGAAGATACCGCACCTCTTCTTTACGGAGCTGGTAGATCAGGCGGTGCAGTATATATTATCCGGCAATCGAAACGGAGAACGCATTGTGCGATCGGATGATCCAGAGCTTCAGAAGCATATGGATAAGTATTTCAATAACAATGACATCTTTATGGATGAGCTGGCCGAGTGTATCACAGACTGCAAGGTCAAAGGATTTTCATACATTTATGCATACAAGGATGCGAATGACAGATATGCATTTGCTACAGCTGATTCCATGGGCGTTATTGAAGTGCGTAAGAAAGACACGGACGATGGATGTGCCTATGTAATTTACTATTATACGGATCGCATAGATAAAGGACACAAGGTTATAACACGTGTGCAGGTGTGGAGTGAGAAAGACACGACATACTATGTGATGGTTGACGATGGTGCACTCATGTTGGATGATTCTGTGAAGATCAATCCAAGACCTCACATCCTGTACAAGAAGAGTGGCGGGAAGGAAGATGATACATATTATGAATCACTCGGTTTTATTCCGTTCTTTCGGCTGGATAATAACAAGAAGCAGCATTCGTCTCTGCGACCGATTAAACCGCTGATTGATGATTATGATCTGATGGCATCGAGCTTATCCAATAACTTGATTGATTTCGACACACCTTTGCATGTGGTTAAGGGATACGAAGGCGATAACATGGATGAGTTGCAGACAAATCTCAAGACAAAGAAGATTATCGGCACAGGAGAGAATGGCGATGTCGACATCAAGACAGTTGATGTGCCGTATCAGGCACGTAAGGAGAAGATGGAGCTTGATGAGAAGAATATCTATCGTTTCGGCATGGGTCTGAATACGGCCGGATTGAAAGATACGTCAGCAACAACGAATATCGCTATCAAGGCGGCATATTCGCTCTTGGAACTGCAGTGCAACAAGCTGGAGATCCGGTTGAAGAAACTGCTCCGGCACCTCGTACGGATTGTAATTGAAGAGATCAACAAGACTGAGCAGAAGGGCTATCAGGATTCAGACGTATATTTCAAGTTTGAGCATGTGATCATGAGCAATGCGCAGGAGAATGCACAGATCAAGCTCACGGAAGCGCAGGCACATCAGGTAGTAATCAACACGATCATGTCATTAGCAGACACCCTAGATGATGAGACGATTATCAAGGCTATTTGTGATGAGTTAGATATTGACTACGAAGAGATCAAAGACAAGCTGCCGAAGGACGCAGAGAAGGACACTGTGGATGCTAAGCAGCTGTTGGATGGAGTTGTGACGAATGAACAAGCGACAGAAGGAAGTTCTGCAAGCACAACTGAATAGTGAGGAAGAGGTAATTGCACAGTTAAAAAGCACGTATGGGCAGGCTCTAAGGGATTGTGAAGCAAAGATACAGGAGTTATCGATGCGGGCAGACCTTGAGCCTGAAAATATACAGTCAATCATATATCAAAAGCAATACCAGGAAGCAATCAAAGCACAGTTAGAGGGCGCTCTTGCGAATCTGCAATCAGATTCATATGCAACTGTGTCTGATTATCTTACACGGAGTTATCAGGATGGATATCTTGGTTCTATGTATGATATGCAAGGGCAGGGAATACCGCTTGTGATGCCGGTAGACCAAGAAGCTGTGACAAAGGCGGTGATGCTTGACTCCAAGCTATCCACGTCTCTGTATGATCGACTGGGCGAAGATGTTAAGGCAATCAAGAAATCCGTGCGGCAGGAAGTATCGAGAGGAATTGCGCAGGGCATGACATGGAGCAACATTGCATCGAACCTTGCACGGAATATGAAGCATACGCCGTTCCAGAAGGCGTACAACAATTCAATCCGGATTGCCCGGACAGAAGGGCATCGCATACAGAATCGTGCCGCATTGGACGCTCAGAAGAGAGCAATCGATCGTGGCGCAGAGGTCGTAAAACAGTGGAATGCGGTACTTGATGGAAGAACAAGATCCGAGCACCGAGAATTGGATGGACAGATGAGAGAAGTCGGCGAGATGTTTGAGATTGCCGGATATAAGGCAGAAGCTCCTGGATTGTTTGGTGATCCATCGCAGGATTGTAATTGCCGTTGCTGTCTGGATCAGAGAGCGAGATGGGCGCTTAACTGCGGTATTGTGAAGATGGATAACTTCTCGAAAGAAACAGTCGCTTTCGAATCTCCGGAAGAGTATGCGGAGTGGAAGAAGGTATACTGGTCCGATGAGAATATCGAATATATGCAGCACGTTACGGCAATGGAGAAGAAATATGGCAAGAACTTCGAGAAGATGCTTAATTCCATGACCGATAAGGAGTATGAGAAGTATAAGCGACTGCTGGATAACAACCCGATGTATAAGAAGAAAACTGCACTTGTAAAAGACAGTAAAAATGTTAGAATAGAATTAAATAAAGATATTGCGTCTACAAATGCACAAATAGATAAACTGAAAAATCAGTTTAAACAGTTGACAGATGGATATTCGTATGATGAGTGGTATAGAGATTTTAGTTCTATTGAAGATGGCTTTGGAGATGGAGAAAAAGATGCTGACTTTGAGAAACTAAAAAAAATAGATGCAGAATTAAAAGAATTATTCAAAAAGAAGTCAGGTTTAATATATAATAAAGAGAAAAGAGTTCAATTAGATACGGGATACAAAGGCAAGATTCCAGATGATAAGATTCAGGAATATAATAAAAAGGCGTTTGAACAGATAAAACGAGATACAGGATATTCAGATGGAAAGGCAAAAGAGTTTCACAATGCTCTACTGGAATATTTCGGTGGCGATTATGAAGCAATTCTTGCTGGAGAAAATAATACAGCGCAAATCATCAAAAACGGTATGGACTTGTTACCAACGTATAAAGGATCTATATATCGGGGGATGATTTTCAAAAGTGAAGACATAAAGATGTTCAGCGAGTTAAAACCTGGAGATATATTGCCAAACAAAGGTATGATTGGGAGTTGGACGAGTAATAACAGAACTGCTATATCTTTTGGAGGTATCAATTCATATGAAAGAAGTTCAGTGATACTTGAATGTATTGATAATAAGACAGGTGTTGGCGTACAGCACATATCAAAATTTGGAGACAGAGAAGCAGAAGTTTTGACCTCGGCAACTTATGAAGTTGTAGATATTGTTATAGAGAATAAATTTGATTATTTATCAAATCATAAAGAGCTGTTATGGTTCCCTGGAGATCTTGAAGATGAGAAAACAACGATGAAAGGAAATATAGTATGCAGAATCAAAGTAAAAGAGAAAACTTAATCATGCAGTACAAAACATTGTTGCAAAAGGCAAGAGACACCTCAGATGAACACGAAAAAGAACACTTATTTCAGCGGGCATCGAAAAAATATAATGAGATTATTGCTGAAAAATTTGAAGATAGCAATGTAGGAAGATTTAACGAAAAAAGCACTCCGCAGTAGCAGGGTGCTTTTTCTGTGTAACAAAATAATTATGTAATTTAGACCATGATTAAAACGTGGTCTTTTTTTATGCCCAAAATCGGCTTAAGGCGATTAAACTGTGACGAATACTTACTCCGGCAAGAGTGATAACTGCCATGCGTGACTGCGATTAAAGTCAAGAAAGGATGGAAACTATGGAACTGAAAGATGTGTTAGGAGAAGAACTGTACAAACAGGTTCAGGCGAAGATTGATGAGCAGAACTCGAAGGAAGAGGACAAGCTCAAGCATGTTCGATTTGCGGATCTGTCGGAAGGAAACTACATCAGCAAAGAGAAGTATGATTCCGAAACCGAGAGATTGAATGGACTGATCACCGGCAAAGACACGGAGATCGGCAACGCAAATAAGCTCATCGAAGAACTGAAGAAGGCGTCCAAGGGTGATGAAGGTATGCAGCAGAAGATTTCAACGTATGAGACGGAGAATGCCCGCTTGCAGCAGGAACTGGAAGAGACAAAGGTCAGCTCCGCATTGAAAGTCGCTTTGTTATCAGCCAAGACGGATGATACCGATTATATGACCTTCAAGATCAAGGAGATGCTGAAAGAGAAGGGCGAAGAGCTCAAAATCGATGATGATGGCAACATCAAAGGATGGGATGATATGCTCACAACCCTCAAGACGCAGTTCCCGGCACACTTCGAGAGTTCAGAAGGTGGAAGTCGACAGATTATTGAGAATAAGCTGGACAAGGGAGATCCGGCTGGCGGTTCTGCAGAGCCTAAGGATTTAGCAGAAGCGCTGAAACAGCAGTATGAAGCCGCAACGAACGGCTAAGAAAGGAAAGGTGAAAAACTATGGCAATGACATTAGAAGAAATGAAGAAAGGTATGAGCGATAAGGTGTTCTCGCAGATCGTGGATATCTTTCTGAGACAGTCTACCGTACTGCAGATGCTTACATTTGATGATTGTGTATCAGCATCCGGCGGTGGTTCAACAATGAAGTACAAGTATCTTAGAAAGGTGCTTCCGGCTACAGCAGAGTTCCGTAAACTTGGTGGTTCTTATGCAAACTCTGTAGCTACAAAGCATGAGTGTGAAGCAAGCCTTGCTATCATGGGTGGCGCTGTACAGATGGACAGAGTGCTTAACAAAGTAGCCGGTAACTTCGACAACCTTGCATATCAGATTGAGGAACATATCAAGGCGATTGTTTCTCTGTTCCATTACACACTGATCAATGGCGATGCTACTACAACTGCATCGACAGATCATCCGGAATTCCAGGGACTGGATTCCATGATTGCTGGCACTGCAACAGAGTATGGTGCATCCAAGTCAATTGACCTGTCTACAATCGCCCAGATCAAGGCAAATGCAGACGAGTTCTACGAGGCACTTTCGCTTCTGATCAAGACTACTGATGCAGATGCAGTTCTTACAAACACGGAGACAATCACAAAGATTCAGACTGTTGCTCGTGTCCTTGGCTACAGAACGGAGAGCGAAGAGGCATTTGGTAAGCGTATTACAACGATTGATGGTATCAAGCTTGTTGATATGCAGAACCACTACACTGTAAGTGGAAGCAATGCAACTGCAAATTCTGTAGTGAAGAAGGGAATCAGCAGAAAGATTGGATCAGCAGAGACAGCAACAACAGGACTGACAGATATCTATGCTGTCAAGTTTGATGTGAATGATGGATTCCACGGCATCAGCCTGAATGGTGGTTCAGTTATCGATAAGTATCTGCCTGATTTCAGCAAGCCGGGTACAATGAAGGATGCAGAGGTCGAGATGATCGCTGCAACCGTGTTGAAGAATACACAGCATGCAGGTGTACTTCGTAATATCAAGATTGCGTAAGCAAAGAGAGGATAGGTGATAAATATGCCAGCAAAGACAGAGACAAAGGCTGTAAAGTGGCTTGTAGTCGTTAACAATGCGCCTGCTTATTGCGGAGTTGGTGCCGGTGGCGTCCAGTTCGCAAATGGACAGGCTGTGATTGATAGCGAGCGCATGGCATCCTGGTTTGAGGAACATGACGGATATACTGTCACAAAGCAGCAGTAAGGCGGTGATCATATGATTATGACCGTTGAAGAGTTGAAATCATATATCGATATTACTGCGAAGGATCCGGTGCTTGAAGCAAAGCTTCAGGCGCTGGAGCTTCTTATACGGAAGTACACGAATAACAACTTCCAAGACAGAAGCAGACGTTTCAATGCAGAGGTTAAGAGCGGAGTGCTACAGGGTGCATCGAATCTGTTTGCAGAGGGTGACACCGTACAAATATCGGAATCGTTGTATAACGATGGATTGTATGTGATTAAGGGTATTGATATGGACAATGCACATATGGATTTTGATGAGCCACTTTCGGATGAAATATGTGTACTTGTAACGAAGGTCAAATATCCTATGGATGTGAAGCTCGGTGTAGCCAATATGCTGAAATGGGATATCGAGAACAGGGACAAGGTCGGTATTCAGTCGGAGACACTTAGCAGACATTCTGTGACGTATTTCAACATGGATGGCGATAATTCGCTTATGGGATACCCAAAGTCACTTCTTGGATTCCTGAAGCCGTATATGAAAGCGAGATTTTAAATGGATGGTGATTAGATGATTGGCGGAAATATAACCGGTCAGATTCAGCTTTGTAAGACAGAGACGAATATCATCGGTTCATGCGATAAGACATGGGAGACTGTGGATGATATAACAGGGTATATTGATCTATCGACAGGAGACAGCAAGTACACAACATATAATGCTAAGATTCAGGAATCTACGCACGTGTTCTTTGCAGACTATAAGAAGCTCGACAGCCGCATCAAGGCGGAAAACAGTCGGATGGTGATCAATGACAAGGTATATGATATCATGGTGATTGATGATCCGATGGAACTTCATGAGCAGTTGGAGATCTATCTGAAATACACAGGAGGTCAGTAATATGTCCGATGTAGAGTTTACAAATAATTCCATACAGATCAAGAAAGCGATCAGAGAAAAAGCGATTGCATTTCTCACTGAAGCAGCCGGAGAGGTTCAGACCGCCGTACACAATGCATCCAGAGTAGATACTGGAGAGACAAGAGGTTCATACACTTATGTAGTCGATGAATCTGAATTAGAAGCAACAGTTGGATCTCCAGAAGAAAATGCCATCTGGGAAGAGTTCGGTACTGGCGAATATGCCGTGAATGGTAATGGTCGTAAAGGCGGCTGGTATTATGAGGATAAGAAGGGAAATGGACACTTCACACATGGTAAGACACCGAACAGACCGCTTGAAAAAGCCTTCAAGGCTACGAATGGTGCAATTCAGAATCGAGCAAATGAAATATTTGGAGAGTTGAAATAATGAGTATAGCAGCATTAAATTATGTTGGTGAACTAATGAAGTCCAGCGGGATTCCATACCAATTCGGAGAATGGGTTGGCGAAATCCCAGACCGATATTATGTTGGAGAGTACATGGAAGATGATTCTCCGACCAAGGAAGAGGATGGAAGTCAGGGGACAACATTTATATTGAATGGATGGACACGTGGGAATCCGATTCTATTTGAACAGGACAAAGAAACAATAGAGAGATTCTTACCACAGTCACGCATGAATCAGGATGGTTCGTGTGTGGCTGTTTTTTATTCAAATGCATTTTCGGTACCGACCGGAGATGGGACATTGAAGAGAATTCAGATCAATCTGACTATAAAAGAATGGAAGGTGAAATAAATGGCAGAAAACACATGGAGAGAACTGTGCGTATCTGGTGTAACAAAGGATACGCCGAAGCGGATACTGTTAAATGCGTGTGTACTGTACAAAAACTTTAAGTATGACACAAGCAAGAAGCTCTGGACAGGTACTTTGCTTGGTGCTACATCTGGCGGTACAAAGTTCACGATTGCTCCAGAGATTACAAACATCTCGGTTGATGGTGTGCTTGTTAATGCGAAGGGACTTGTGCAGAAAGTCGGCGAGACGGCAAAGGTTGAGACGAACATGGTCGAACTCACAAAGGACTGGTTGAAGGCAACAACAATCGGAAAGGAAGGCACGTCGGTAGATGAAACAATGGATGTGATTGAATCCAAGGCAACAATCGAAGACAGCGATTATGTCGAGAATTTTGCATGCGTCGGATACAAGACGAACGGAACACCTGTGATCGTATTATTTGATTATGCACTTTGTACATCTGGATTGTCGGCAGATACGAAGAACAAAGAAGCATCAACAATCCCAACGACATTCGATTGCTATGCTGAGCTCAAGGCAGGCGCTATGACGAATGTGCTTCCGTATCATATCTATATGCCGAAGGAAGTTGTTGAGAGTAATACAGTTGATCAGTTGCTGGATAATGCAGCGTAATACCGAATATTAGGAGGATAAGTAACTATGGAAAAGGAAATGACAACAGAAACAGAAGTAATGCAGGGAACAGTGGAAGAAGCTGTACAGGAAGAGAAAAAGCCGTATACATTGCGAGCATTGAATTCGAAAGATATCTTCCCAATGATGAAGATTATTTCGTGTATTAAAATCAGCAAGTTTTCTGATTGCTTTTCATCGGATGAAGCAAAACGTTTGATAGAAAAATCTATGCAGAATCAGAAGATCACTATGAAGGATGTAGAAGAGCTCGGTATGGGCATTGCATTTGAGATTGGCGATGTTATTCTGGAGAATCTTCCGAATGCTGAGAAATACATCTATCAGCTTCTCTCGAATCTGTCAGGTATGACAGTAAAGGAACTGGAAGATATGAATCCGAGAATGTTCCTTACGATGATTATGGATGTGGTCAGACAGAGTGGATTCGCAGATTTTTTCAAGGTTGCTTTGAAATCTATCGGGTAGGTGATTTAGAGTTTTGGGACTTGCTATTCAAGCGATATGCAAGTCCTTTTTTATTGATGGATGAGATGATTGCGACAGAGCGCTTGGTAGAGTTCGTGGATTCAATTGTGAAGCGGACGAACAAGGATACCGAAGAGGATGTGCTGTGGGAGTTTTTCTTGAACAAGGTGCAGGGAGAATCCTATGAGGATTTCGTAAATCGTGTACGTGGTCAGGCATCATCTCAGAAATCACTATCCGATGAAGAGATCAAAGCGATGGTGGAAAATTCAATGAATGCATTCGGCATTGAATTGGTATAAGGAGAATGCGATGGAATTATTTAAGATATTTGGACGAATCGCACTCAAAGGACAGGAAGAAACAGAAGATGGTTTAGATTCTGTGGCGGGTAAGGCATCCGGCGTAGGACAAGCTCTTCTGAAGGGCATTGGAACATTTGCAAAGTGGGGCGCTGCGGCGGCAACGGCAGCAGCAACAGCAACTGCGGCACTTGTGAAGAGCGCTGTGACAGCATATTCGGATTATGAGCAGTTAGTCGGCGGTGTCGAAACACTGTTCAAGGATTCGGCAAGTGAAGTACAGAAATATGCTGCAAACGCATATCAGACGGCTGGATTGTCTGCAAACGAGTACATGGAAACTGTCACAGGCTTTTCGGCGTCATTGTTACAGAGCTTGGATGGAGACACAAAGGCAGCGGCTGAAAAGGCGAATGTAGCAATCACGGATATGTCCGATAATGCAAATAAGATGGGTACCTCAATGGAATCCATCCAGAATGCATATCAGGGATTCGCAAAGCAAAACTACACTATGCTTGATAACCTCAAGTTAGGTTATGGCGGTACCAAAGAAGAGATGCAGCGACTTTTGGAAGATGCGGAGAAGTTATCCTGCCAGAAGTTTGATCTATCATCATATGCGGATATCGTAGATGCGATTCATGTTGTGCAAACAGAAATGGGCATCACAGGTACTACCGCAAAGGAAGCGGCAACAACAATTCAGGGATCTGTGAACATGACGAAGGCGGCATGGCAGAATCTTGTCGTTGGAATCGCTGATGATACGCAGGATTTCGATGTACTTGTCAATAATTTTGTAGAATCCGTTACGACTGCCGGTAATAATATTCTGCCACGAGTGGAAATTGCCTTGAAGGGCGTTGGTACGCTCGTAGAGAAGCTTGCACCGATTATTGCAAAGACAGTACCGAATATCGTATCAACAACGTTACCGAGTATGATCAAAGCAGGCACCAGCATGATCCGGGCGTTGCTGGATGGATTGCTTAAGGCGGTGCCAGAGCTGATACCATGCTTTAAGGACATTATCAATCAGCTGATTGAGGTGATAGTGGACAATCTGCCACTGATCATCGAAGCGGCTGTTACGATAGCCGGAGCAATTGTATCTGGACTTGTAGAAGCGTTGCCGGATATACTCACTGCAGGTATTCAGCTGATACAGAGCTTGGCGCAGGGTCTTACCAATGGCATTCCGACTATTTTATCGACAGCAATTACAATTGTAAGCCAACTTGCATCAACATTGATTCAGAACGTGCCACAGATTGTGCAAACTGGCATTCAGTTACTGTTAGGTTTAGCGAATGGAATTTTGCAGGCGGTACCGCAGTTGCTTCAGGAGCTTCCGGGGATTATTACGCAGATGGTCGAAAATATATTATCTTGTATACCTATGATCATCGAGTGCGGAATTGAATTATTGACATCACTGGTTGATGCGTTGCCGCAGATTATACAGTCGATTGTTGCAGTATTGCCACAGATTATATCGAGTATAATTGAGGCGCTGCTTTCACATATTGATGAGATTATTCAGGCGGGCATTAAGCTACTTGTAGCTCTGATTGATGCATTGCCACAGATTATCGATACGATTTGTAAGGCACTGCCACAGATCATAGAGGGAATTACAGGTGCATTGCTAGATCATATTGATGATATTATTGCCGCAGGCGTTGAGCTTTTTATGGCGCTTGTAACTAATTTACCACAGATTATAGTAAGCATTGCAGGTAAGGTACCGCAGATTATTACAGGCATTGTATCCGCTATAGGTCAGTGCCTTGGTGAAATGTGGGAAGCAGGAAAACGGCTTATGAATAAATTGTGGGAAGGTATGAAAGCAATTGCCCCGGATATAGCTGCGTGGACAAAAGAATTTGTAAAGAGTATTTTCACACTGAATATAAATGTTGGTGGTGTGGCTCAGAATATTGCAAATAAAGCGGCGCAAGCAACAGGCTCTGGAAATACAGGAAGTTTTACAGCTAGAAAGCATGCAAAAGGCGGTGTTGTTGAGAAAGGTGAGATTGCACTTCTGGAAGGTGACGGAGCGGAAGCCGTTGTACCGCTGCACCAGAACCGTATGTGGATTTCGCGAGTAGCGCAGGATATGAAGAATGCGTTAGATTATGGTCAGTCATCATCTGGAAGCAAAAATGACAATGCACTGCTTGAGCTTATATATGAGCTGTTAGAGCGGCTTCCGGATCTGATACTTGAGGGTATGGAATCCGTGAATATGAAAGTTGATAAGAGAGAATTTGCAAGAATGGTAAAAGAGGTGACGGCAACTTGATAGAAAAAGCACGATATGTCAATCATATGAACGAGGTAATTGAATTTGGTGCGAATGGCATCTATATCAACGAGAACGATCTGCATGATTTCGCATGGACAGCTACAAGCATGAATGACAAAATATCGTCATTTAAGATGGGAATTGTCAAGAAGTCGTTGCCAGTCGTTTTTGCATGTAGAAATGATGACGAGGGCACAGAAAGTAGAAATCGTTTGTTTGAGGTGTGTGAAAAGGATGTAGTTGCCAGAAAACATGGAAAACTCTATATTGGCGATTACTATATGCGGTGTTATGTCACAGGATGTAAGGCGTCAAAATACACCTATAATAAGCGATACATGAAGAATACGTTGACGATTCAGACGGATTATCCGCAATGGATAAAAGAAACGATTATTACATTCAATTCAAATGAGGAGATAGTTGGTAAAAACTTAGACTATAATAACGATCATCCATATGATTACACATCAAATATTCTTGGGAAAAAACTGCAAAATGCGGATTTTGTAAATACAAATTTTCGGATGCGTATTTATGGACCATGTAAAAGTCCAGAGATATTGATTGGAGGACATATGTATTCGGTGGATGTTGATATTGAAGCAAACGAGTACCTGACGATTGACTCTGTAGAAAAGACAATAATCTTGTATGAAAGCGACGGTAGTCAGCGGAATTGTTTTGATCTGCGAAATAGAGACTCTTACATATTTCAGAAGATCCCGCCGGGCGTAATGGATGTAGCTATTTCGTCAAATCTGATATTTGATATTACATTGTTGGAAGAGAGGAGCATACCAAGATGGACTTAATTTATATGGATGAATCCAAAAAAGATATCGATGTGCTCAAGGACTATACATTAGATCTTGCATATGGAAGCGACGAGAATGATTTTGAATGTAAAGTAAATATCAATAATAACGTATGTAAAACTGGTTATTATCTTTATTTTGAGGGCGAAGAATATGGCGGAGTGATAGATTCCGTTGGCGTTGATACAGATGAGACGACTGTAACATACTCAGGTCGTACATGGCACGGCATACTTGAGTCTAAAGTGTTGCAACCAGATGAAGGCGAAGACTATTTGATCGTATCTGGAGAAGCAAACGAAGTGTTAAAGCTTTTGATTGAACGGATGGGACTTTCGGAGCTGTTCAAGGTAAGCACTTTGAACTCCAATATACAGATATCATCTTATCAGATGAATCGTTATATAAAGGGTTATACAGGCATCATGAAGATGCTGAAAGCATACAATGCAAAACTGAATATGGTATTTAATAGAGGATTTGTTGAATTATCGGCAAGTCCTCTTACTGATTATAGTCGGGATGAGCAGTTTGATACAGATCAGATAAGTTTCACAATTAAGAGAAATAGCAAGCATATCAATCATGTTATATGTCTTGGACGAGGTGACCTGAAAGATAGACGAGTAATTCACATTTACTGCGATTTGCTTGGTAATATCAGTGGAACACAGACACTTACCGGATTGGATGAGATGTGTGAGATCTACGACAATTCCAATGCTGAATCAGATGAGGATTTGATTCAGGGTGGAATTGATAAGATAACAGAGTCTTTTGCAAGTGACTCGGTCGATTTTTCGTTGGACAGTAACGATCAATATATATTTGATGTAAATGACAAGGTAGGGGCAAGAGAGCAGATTACAGGAACTTATGTAGTTGCGTCCGTATCTAAGAAAATAGTCAATATCAGTAATAACAGTACATCAATATCTTATGATTGTGAAGCAGATACAGTGAGCGTGTCTGCGGGTCCATATCCATCTTCTGGTGACGGATCTGAATCTGGGCAGACAGTGAGCATCAAAATAGGATCAGTGACAACAGGTGGCGCTGGTTCAGATGCGGAAGTGAAAAATGCCGGAGACAACAAGAATATGATTCTTGATTTCGTGATACCGAAAGGCGACCAAGGAGATAAGGGCGAAGATGGAGCACCGGGAGCTGATGGTAAGGATGGCGTCGACGGTAAGAGTATCAGTGAAGTTATCAACTATTATTTGGCGACATCTGCTTCAAGTGGTGTCACAGCGAAAACAGCTGGATGGACAACAACAGTGCAGTCAGTTTCATCAAGTAAAAAGTATCTGTGGAATTATGAGGTTGTAAAACTGACAGATGGAACGATCGTAAGTACATCAATGCCATGTATTATAGGTGCGTATGGTGATAGAGGAAATCCAGGAGCCGATGGTAAGGACGGAAGTGACGGCACGAATGGAACTGACGGAATAGGAATTAAGGAGATAGAGGAGTTTTATGCTGTATCAACCTCGAATACCAAAGTACCAACATCATGGTCTACAACAGTACCGACGATGACAGCAACAAACAAATACCTTTGGAACTATGAAACGATCACATATACGAACAATACTTCGGTAGATACTGCAAAGAAGGTTATTGGTGTGTATGGAGATAAGGGAGCTACCGGAGCGAAGGGTGATACCGGTGCAACCGGGAAAGGTGTTAAATCAACTGTGGTGACTTATCAGGCATCGTCTAGCGGTACAACAACCCCAACTGGAACGTGGAGTGCGACGATTCCAACGGTATCGGCAGGACAGTATCTTTGGACAAGAACGATTATCACCTATACTGACAACACAACATCCACATCGTACAGTGTAGGGCGTAATGGAACGAACGGTACGAATGGAACCAATGGAACGAACGGCAAGGATGGAGCAGCTGGAAAAGGTATCAAATCCACGGTAGTGGCATACCAAGTTGGAGCATCGGGAACAACAGTGCCAACCGGGACATGGTCTACGTCGATACCGGCTGCGGACACATCAAAGCCATATCTTTGGACAAGGACGATCATCACCTATACGGACAACACAACATCAACGTCGTACAGTGTAGGTGCTACGCCAGAAGGAATGGTTCAAAAGAAAAAAATCATTTCTGAAATCAACCAGTCGGCAGAGGAGATTTCAATCAAGGCTGAAAAAATCAGTCTCGAAGGTCTTGTCACCGCCAATGAGAATTTCAAAGTGCTGGAAGATGGCTCAATAGAGGCGAAAAATGGTAAGTTTACCGGAGATTTGACGACAACAAGTTCTTTGAGAATATATAAAGAACGTGTTATTGGAAATAATCATACAGGTAAGTATATGGATGCGTCCATTGATGTTGATGTTGCTGGGTTCAGTCAAAAAGTATACGGTTTGCAAGATGATTTATCTGTAATTACTGCATCTTCAGAAGTAACAGGTTTGCAGAGTTTGTATATTGATTCAAATACAAATATGCTTAAAGTACCAAATTATCTTGTGGGAACAAATGCGCAATTTGAATATGCGGATTTTACAACAATGCTAGGAGCGCAGCAGTTAGCTGTGGCTGGAAATGCTGGTATTGGAAGTAATCTAAGAGTTGGGAATGTATTGAATGTAGGAAGTCAAATTTCGATATGGTCTGACGCTGAAGGGGGAAATATTAATCTAAAATCACCAGGAAATTTCGATTATCAGATTGACACCAACGGAGACAAATTGCGAATTTACACATTCGGAAACGATGGGGTATATCGCGATTATCCGCTTATGGGATTAGACGGACATAACAATCGTGTATTGTGGTCTGGAGGATGGTGGCCGGTGTCTAGTCAGACAGCGTATCTATCTCAACCTATATCCGCACAGCCAAATGGTATCGTGATTGTGTTCAGATCATATAACCCGGGAGTCGGAATGAGTGATGGACATTATTCATTTTACTTCGTTCCAAAAGCAAGGGTGACGAATTGGGATGGAGACGGTGGCGGTCATTCTGTATATTGCTCTAGTTCAGATATGTCACATGTGGCGAACAAATATTTGTACATAGGCGACACATGGATTAGTGGTAATGATAATAACAGCAAAGGCACATATACATCGTCGTCCGGTATCAAGAGTACACCGAACAGATTTGCAATGTTTAGAATAATAGGAGTGTGATTTTAATGGCATTAAAAAAGAAAATTACAGAAAAAAATGGTATTGTGACAGATTATCATAGAATAGCGATGTTGAGTGTCGAAGTTAATCAGCAATGCACTATATTAGTACACTCATATCTGACAGAAGACGCTAGGATTGGCGAAAAGCAGTACCGGGATGGTGTTGTATCAGAATTACCTCCGCACTATGTGAAGGGTGAATACTATAACACCGATTACGATGAAGATATGAACGTGAAGAAAGCATACGAGTACATTAAGTCGCTTCCTCAATTCGAGGGAGCCGAAGATGCATAAAGGAAAGGAGCTACTATATAATGAAAAAATATAATACAACGCTTGGCGAGTTATTCAATACTCGTCAGGCAATTATCAACAAAGACATCGTCAATATGGCATTCTCCCGAAAAGGGGGATTGTCAGTTGCGAGAAACATGAAGAAAATCGACGACGAGTTGGTCGAGTACAGCAAAGCAAGAAACGAGTTGATTCGGAAGTACTCTTCCGATGGTGTCACGATGGAGCGATCAAGCCCTAATTGGGATGCGTTCGTCAAGGAGTTTGACGAACTTGGTTCTGTCGAAACGTCGATTGAGATCAACACAATCACCGAGTTCGATTTGCCGGACGCAATCACACCGGCAACATGCCTTGCAATTGAATTCATGATCGGAGAGGAGTAGCACATGACGGATGTTGAAAGAAAGATGACTACAGATGAGATTAAAGGACTGTTGACTGGAATTTCATCAATTTGTTGTTCGACGGCTACCTCAATTGATTTTTCAGGGACAGATGAAATCACAACTAAAATGGATGCTGTATTAGAATACATATCCCGAATTGAAGAAAAGGTTAATACATTAAACAGTTTGGATGATTTAGAAAGTAAGGTTGAAGAGGACGATGCTGCAATGACAACTGTGATTGCATAAAATAAAAAGAAGGAGGCTGATTATTATGCAAATAATCGACACACATTTAAAGTTTAAATCTCTTACAAAGAGAAAAAGCACAGATGGAGGAGCTGTATTTCATCATGCTGCATGTCGCGGTAGTGTAGAGGATATTCACAGAATGCATCTTGCAAATGGATGGTCTGGTATTGGGTATCATATCTATATTCGTTTAGATGGAAAAGTATACAAGGGCAGACCAATCGATATGATCGGCGCACATGCATCTGGTGTGAATTACAACACGATTGGAGTTTGTTGTGAAGGAAATTTTGAAAATGAACAGATGCCAGAAGCACAGAAGCAGGCTTTGAAAGAAGTTGTTTCATGGCTTCGCAAGGAATATGGAATTACTCGATTCAGAAAGCATAGTGATGTGAGTAAGACTGCATGCCCCGGAAAAAACTTTCCGTTTGGAGAAGTGGTGAAAGTATCCGAGAATATCCCATCGAAGACTGAATCTATACAGCAGATTCAACATATCGCTGCTAAGGACGCTATCATTCGTGCCGGACAGATCCATGCGAATAATTTTGCCGGTGCCGGAATCGTAACGGATGGTATTCGTGGAAATGCGACCATTAAAGCAGGAATTAAGGTGTTACAAACAGCGATGAACTTAGACTATAAGTCGAAACTTGCGGTTGATGGGATTTATGGATCTGCCACTAAAGCCGCACTTGGAAAGCACTATGTAAAAAAGGGCGAGAAACAGTACATGGTTACTGCACTGCAGATTTTGCTTATGCTTAAAGGATATGCGTGTGATCTCACATGTCCGGGGGTATTTGACACAGCTACAGAATCAGTAGTGAAAGAGTATCAGAAAAACAATCTGCTTACAGTTGATGGTGTTGTTGGATATAATACATGGATGTCGCTTATTCACTAAGTGGAGAAAGAAGGGAAAGACTATGGCACATTTAGTAACAGGGTATGCCGGGAAAGAACATATTAGATCAGCAGATCAGGGCAGCTTCAATGCTGCCTTTTTTGGTGATGGAGAATTTGTCATGAGTAGCGGATCGAGATTTGCAGGAGCAATTATCAATAACAACACGGTTAGAATTTCTGACGGCGATATGCTGATGCAGGGCAGACATATCCGTATTGAACCGAATACTTATGAAGATTTGACAATATCGACAGGTACCGCAGGAACAAATCGAATTGATCTGATCGTAATGACCTACGAGAAAAATGCGGCATCAGGTATTGAATCTGCAAAGTTAGAAGTTGTACAGGGGACAGCAACGTCGGGAACGCCGTCTGCTCCTGAAATAGTAAGTGGAGATATTTTAAATGGTGATTTGAAAAATCAAATGCCGCTATATGCGGTTTATGTATCAGGTGTAGCACTGACCAAGATATCAACACAGTTTATGGTCTGTCCGACATATAAAGATTTAGCAATCTATTATGCACAACAGTTCCAGAACGCATGCGAAACACATTTGAATTCTTTAAATATCATTGACTCTGCTGATGCAATCGACGCAAATTCAGCAGCAAATCAGCTTGCAGGAGCACTTGGTGTTAAAGAGCTTGCAAGTCAAAAGGCACCAGTGGCGCATATACATGATGATTTATATTACAGAAAAGCTATACTTGACCAAGCACTTAGTGCTAAAAGCGATACTAATCATAATCATGACGAAAGATATAGTCGTGTTAACCATAATCATGATGAAAGATATTGTTTGCCGGTTGGTACAGCTGTACTTAATTCGAACCTATTTAGTGCACCATTTAAATACGGTAAATGGAAATGTGCAGGATATGTTAATATTGAACTGTATGATGCCAATGGTGAAATTAGAATAATAGCTCCATATGTTTGGACCAGAGAATCATAG